AGCCCCAGTATTACCAACAGCACCTGTGTTACCTATAGCACCTGTCGGACCAGTTACTCCAGTTGACCCTGTGGATCCAGTAGACCCTGTAGATCCTGTAGTACCCGTTGAGCCAGTAGTTCCCGTGGATCCTGTCGTTCCAGTGACACCAGTGGATCCTGTGTTACCTTGACTTCCAGTAGGTCCAGTTTGGCCTTGGCTTCCCGTAGGGCCAGTTGAACCTGTTGTTCCAATGTTTCCAGTAGATCCTGTGGATCCTGTTGGTCCTGCGATGGTTGAGTTTGCACCTGTTGCACCTGTGCTTCCTATTGCTCCTGTGATACCTGTATTTCCTACAGATCCAGAATAACCCATCGGTCCTTGTGGACCAATTGGGCCTAGTTCTAAAGTTATGAGTTGAGTTGTCGCAATGTCATAGACGTATGTTGTAGTTGGAATTTCTACAACAGAAATGCTATCTGGTGTAACTGTCATTAGTGGACTACCGCCGCAACTACTGTAAAGTTACCAGTCAAAATTGCATATGTAACGCTAGCATCAATATCAGTAATGTTAAGTTGATATTGGTATGTGCCAGGGGTTAGGGCTGCTGTGTCTGTAGCTGAAAGATGTAGGTTAATCCGACCATAGGCAGAGTCAATTGTAATCTTGCCATTGGCTGTAGATAGTTCTGTAATTATGGCTGTGTCTGTAGCATAGCGCACTTGCATATCTGCGCTGTAGTTACTCAAGACTACGGCTACTCCGCCGATTTTCCAGACTGGCTTAAGGTCAAAAGTAGTGCCTTGAATTACTGAGATATTGTATCTACCTGGATTCATGCTACTCCCTTAAACAGTTGTAATGTTTGCGCCGTAACCACCGTTAACAAGAATGGTTCTTTCAGCATCAGTTATAAAATATTCATGTCCACCTAGATAACAATAATCTGCTGTTATCGTCTCATCTACGCCAGGTGTACGTTCGCTATAGATGGTTGTGCCGTATACTAAAATCGTGTTAGCACGTGCGATTCTGTAACGCCAAAACAAGCGGGTAAAGCCTGCTGGTCCTTCTTCCACTGTAGGTGGTTTGAACAGATATGCCATGCTTCTCCTTGTTAGAGATAAAGGCGGGAGTGGGGCCATAATTTCAGGCCGTGCTTAACCCCGCCCTTATCAGTTACTTAATTGTTACGCTGTGTGAATTGAAGAAGTTGATTCAATACGAACCAACGACGCATCACGGTAGCGCTTCCAGCCAAGTACGCCGTACCATCCGATTGGACGGAAACGCATTAACTTGTCAACAATTGGTCCGAAGATAACGTGTGGTTCTTCGGCAACTGCTTCTGCAAGTGCTTGCTTTCCAGCAACAAGTGTACGGAATACACGTACGCCGCCAGTAGCGTTAACATAAGATGAGGTACCGAAAGTACCTGATGCTGAACCAGCACCTGTACCGTCAGCAGCGTTGAATAAACGAGGTGATTCAACGAACATTGCGCCTTCATAAGTTCCGATGGTGCCAGGCCAGAATTCAGCTGCTCCAGTTTCGGAATACTTATGGTCATCACGCCATCCACCTGAACCAGTCTCAGCACGAAGATCGTGTGAAACTTCTGGGTGAATACCGCACCAGTAGTACTCGCCTTGGCGAGGTACTGCTTTGTTAGCGCGTAGCTTTGCAACAGCCAAACGGATGTCGCGTGACTTGATTACGTCAGTTGAAAGGATTGACTTGTTTGTTGTACCGTTGGTGTATGTACCAGCATAAGTTGAAACGGCAGAACCGTTAACTTCTGCGATAGCGTTTACGCCACCGACAAGCTCAGCAAGTGCAACCTGGTCAAGTGAGTCAGCCATGTTGAAGGCGATGATGTCTGCAATTGCAGGATCAACGTCTGAGAGTGAGAACAACTCCAACTTGCGAGTAGCAAGTGAAGCGTTACCATATTCGTTCAGAGAAACTGAAACAGTTGTGGTGTTGCCAAGGGCTACAGCATCTGGATCAACTGACTCTGAAAGTGTGGAAGTAGCAGCTGCTAGATCTGTGTAGATCTGGAAAGCTACTGATGAACCAGGCATAGCCTGTTGTACTGGGCGCTTATCTGCGACATCGCGGATAAGAGGAACAGCACGGAGAGCGAATTCAACATATCGGTCATACGCGGTCTGGACGAGGGATGTTCCCAAGGATCCAGAGGTAGAATCTGTATATGCGTTGCTCATGTGTCACCTTCTTTCTTTAAGGTTTGTGCGGATGGGGGGATTTTCTATCTGCGTCGTTGAGTTGGCGCACCCGTGATTGCATTTAACTCATCTATAGTTTTTGCCCCAGCGAGTTTTGACATTAAGTCAGCATCTCTTGTTGGGGTGCTTGCATTTTGGGTAGCGGCATTGATCCGTTGATAGGATGCCTGATTGCTTTTTTCTTCTTCGCTGATAGGAGCAGCATCGGAGCCTGTCTTTTGAAAGCCGAAAACATCGGCATTTTCTGTAAGCCATGCGTCAATCTGCTCTGGCGTTGTAACGTCGCCAGGAATAAACTTGGCGACTTTATCAGGTACGCCTTTTTGTGCCAATACATCTTTGACAGAACGTCCGCGAAGTTCTGATTGAATCTGATTGAGCTGTTCAGTCAGTTGTTTCTTTTCCTTTTCAGCCCGCTTTAGTGCTTTACGCAGGTTTGCTGGACCGTTGGAATCGGTTTGTTCGGTGACTTCATCATCAAGATCAAAGTCGTCGTCATCTTCATATTGGTTTGCCATGTGGCACTCCCTTTCGTTAGTTGAATCGCAGGCCGCAAGTTATCCCAGGGGAAGGATATTTGGCTCCCACTTCCAGTTTTTAATACACGTCATCCATACTGGTGGGTGGAGACGGAACTTAGTTAGGAGACGCCTTGTTGGTTGCCCACTCCAAGGGATTGACCTTGTGTGCTAGCTCCTGCTGANCCACCAAAGGCAGATGTTTCTTGTGTTTGTAAACGCTTTAATCTAGTTTCTGCTTGAGCAGCAGTTTCGCCAGCAATAGGTGCGCCAAATGTAGCGGCTTGTAAGCCTGTGCCTACAGTTCCAGCATCACCGTATCCTTGGTAACGAGAAGCAATTGCTTGCATACCTGGCAACTGAGAAGCAATATTTCCAAAGCCTTGTTCGGCTTGGGCTTGGGTAACACCCATACCTGCTAGTTGTTCCGCTGTAGAAAGATTAACATTTGTAGCATTGCGGGCAGCGGCTGCGGCAATAGTTGTTGATTGTGTTTGCTGTTGTAGCAATGGCATTGCTGCGGCTGGATCTAATACGTGAGCGATCATATCGCCCTGTGATAAGCCGTATAGGTTTTTTAATTGCTGTGTATAAAACGGATCTGCTCCAGAAATACTCTTGGCTGCTAGATCAACTCGGCTTTGTAGTTCAGAGGCAGATACATCTGCTCCAATTAACTTAGCCTTTTCAGCACTGCTATTGTAAAATCCTGTTGGCACACCAGAAGCACGAAGAATTTGGTCATAAGCATTTTCAGTAGCGATATATTCTGCTGGGCTTAGAACATTTAGACCTGCTGCTCTACGAGTTTCATTACCAGCAAAACGTGCTTTATAAGCATCTGATTGCTGTAATTGAAGGCTAATTGTATCTGCCCCTGCACCCGACATAGCAAGGTTTTTGATGGTAGCAAGCAAAGCATCGGATGCTGGATCGCCAGCTTTAATAATTCCATAGGTTGTAAATAAGGCTTGAACTTGGTCAAAGACATTTTGACGAGAAGCCATATCTGTAGCACTTGGGCCAGTAGGAGCAGATAAAGTTGGACCAGTAGGTTGTCCACCACCACCGCCACCGCCAACTGGACCTTGTGGAGTATTAGTTTGAAACTTCCAACTACCAGTAGTTGTTCCCCCTATCCATACAGCAGTTGTACCTGCTGGGGCTTGTGGAGTTACTGATTTATTTGTTAAAGGTTCTGCTGCACGAACTGCTGCGGTTTCAGTTTTGGCTGCTATTTTTTCAGTTGCTGCTACTGCTGCTTGTGCAGCAGCAATTGATGCAGGTGTAACTGGCGCTGGTGCTGGGGTTGAGGTTGCTTTAAGCCCAGATAGAACATCATATCCTGTAGTTGCCATTAACTCATCACCCCGAAGTCTTTAAGAATTTGATGTGCAGTACTATTAACAGAATCACGAGCATTGTTAGTAAATCCCCAACGAGGGTCTTGACGTAATGTTTGTTCGTACTGCCACATTGGCATAGGTTGAGTTACACCGCCAGCGGCAATACCCATGCCTAATCCCTTTTGAACTGTAGGGTCTTTTGTGTAATCAATAGTTGATGGATCAATTTCTAAGATAGAAGCCATTGAAGAAACATACGGATCAGCAATTTGTTTAACGGTAACTCCTTTATTGATAAGATCGGAGAATCCTGAATACTTTGCTGCTGCTTGATCGCGGATCATTTTTTCATAAGTTGAATAATCAGTTTGAGTTGATGGATCATTGATGGAATTAGCAGCATCTGTGTACCATTGATTGCCTAAATTGATGCCCATATCTTGACCATAAACACGCAACTTCTGTTCATTAGTAAGCCCTGCTCCAGCAGTTAAAGGAGCCTTAGCGGCTTTAGCGGCTTGAGCAATTTTAGTTTGTAATTGAGTCTGATAAGCAGAACTTGTAAATACCGTTGAATCATACGCTGAAAATAACGATGTTTCAGCAAGTTTAGATACAGTCTCTGGATCAAGTTTATATCCAAGTGCAATTGCTTGATTTTGAATATCTGTAGTTCGGCGCTCTAAAGAAGCTTTA